AACTCTTGAGCTTTACCCATAACTCTTGTTGTATAAATTGCTGAGTCTATTTTTGATTCACCACGCAATGTATTAATTTTAATACTTGCTATATCTTTTTGAGCTATTCTATCTATCTCAGTTTGTGTAGATAAAAAATGTCTGCTTGTATCACTATACCCAGAACCTGCTACAATAGCTAAATTTTGTTTTCTTTTTCTTCTAGCTTCTTCTAATACATCATTAGAATCTGATAATCCTTTTAAAGCATTGTATTTTTTTTCAGTTTCGTATGCTTGTATCTTTGCTTTGTTTGCAGCTTTTTGTGCTTGAATACCTTGATAAGTACCAACAGCTTGTACACCAAAACTAATTACAGCTAATGTTACTGGATCAGCACTCATGCAAAAACTACCTCCACACTCATTCCTAATATTTTAATTGGCAAAGGATCATCTTGAGATAATGTAACTGTTGGACTTTGACTATAACCTAAAAAGAAAAATTCTTTTTTTGCTGTTACAGGTGTTAGGTCAGAACCACCAGTGAAGTTAACTTGTTGGACTACTAAAGATTTAGAGGTTGTGTCTGCAGCTTTTACAGTCAAATCTAAAGCAGAATTAATATCAATGATGGCTCTTGAGATTCTTCTTGGAAGTCCTGTTAATGGACCTTCTGGTAATTCTTTATCTATCGGCATAGTTTCAATAATAGGTATATAGTTAAATCCAATTTTTACTCCACTTGCTCTTGGCGAATTTAATGTAATAGTATCTGCAGCAGTAACAGTAAACGCACCTAATGAGCTATTACCTTCTACTGCATTAATAGATTCATTTGTATAGATACCATTTACAGAATGTAAAAGTCCTTTGACTATTGTAACAGCAGCATCATTTGTTGGAGTTGCTGCTAAGTTTTTATCTAAGTTAAGATCATAAGATCCACCACCATTATTAGTTACAGCTTGAATAGTATATTCAGTAGCATTTCCTGCAATAGTAAATGTTTCATTAATTTTTGGATCTGATGTAAATCCATCTATTTTAACAACAGCTCCAGATTGACTACCACCTTGTATTAATGGTGTTCCTCTTTGACTAACTGTTGATGTTGTTTGCATATCTAATGTAATACTATCATCATCTCCAAATTTTTCTAGTGTATATACTGTAGATCCATTTAATTGTCTTTTAACACTACATACTAAAAATTCATTTAATGTAATTACTGATTGATATAAATCATTTTCTTTAGTTGTCCATAGACCCCATCCTGCTATTTTTTCATCTCTTACAGAATGAAACATAGCCATTGTTCCTGGTAGTGTAGTTCCATTATTTAAAAAGAAAGCATATTGTTCTGGTCTAGTAAAGTTACCTTTTATAATAGCTACTTGTTTAGGGTTATCAATTAGATGTTGTGCAAGAATCGATACCGAAGTTGATTTATAACCATCTTCAATATCAGAATAAATAAACTCTCTAACAGCTTTACCATTTTTTTGAATAAATCCTGCTGCTTGATCAAACATAACAGGAGCTGTTCTACTAATACCATAAGGTGTTTGTCTTAATACTGACACATTACCAGGAGTAATAGTATTGTCATTAGCTCTTGGAATGTAATATTCTCCACCATCTGTAAATACTTGTAAGTCTTTACCAGATAATAAATGTCTAACTTCATTAACTTCTGAACCTGCAATATCTAAATCTATAGCTTCATCAGCTTCACCAGATCCAGTACTAAAATTAAAATACTCAGATATTCTAGATCCTAATATTCCAGCAGGTCTAGATTTTAAACCACCTAACCAAAGTCTATTACTATGAAAAGTAACAGCTTGTGGAAATCCTTGTTTAGTAGATATAGCTTGTTCTGCCCAATCATGATGAGGACCAGCACTACCCATATCTTCTATAATAGTTATAGTAACTACTGTAGCAGAAGTAAAACCAGTTATCTTACCTTGTTTTTTATTAATCTCTATATAGTCGCCAACTTGATTACTTGTAAATGAACTTGCACTAGCAGTTACTGTTCTACCAGTACCTGTAGCATGAGCAGATAAACTGACGCTAGTTGAACTAGGAGCATATTTATAAAATGGTCTAGTTGTTTTATTAACACCACTTACAGTTACTGAATCATCATCATCAAATGCAAATGCTGATACTGTAAATGTAGTTGCAGAACTTCTAAATATTTTTCTTGTTTCATTATCTCTATGAGTAATAAAAACAGTATCACCAAATTGAGCAAAATTTAATTCAAACAATTGAGCTGTAGTCCAATTACAATTACTTGTAGTATTTGATACTATTGCAGTACCACTAATATTATAAACATCCATTCTTTGATTAGATAAAACTATAATAGCTATTTCATCATCAGAAAATACAAATGGAATTAATCTAGATTCAGCAGGTAATGTTGCTAAGTAAGTAGTACCTGGTCTTCTCATTAAACCACCTTCTGCTAATAATGCAAAGTTTCTACATTGCTTACAACCATTAGTATAAGCAGGTGTATCTATTCTAGTAGCTAGTAGTGGGTTAAGCTCTCCAGAAGAAAAATTGGTTAATACAGTTTTTAATGTTCTTGCCATTATACATCAGTTCTCGTAGAGTTTCTTAGATTGATAAATCTAGAAGTATCTAATTTTCTTGTAGTTACTTCTGCTGTATCTATATTTTTAGATATTAAAAATTGTCTATCAGACATTTGTTTAAATTGATTTATCATACCAGCATCTCTAGCAACTGAACCTGCAAATAAAGAAGCTAATTCATATTCCAAAGCTAATCTAAAATGAGCTGGAAAATAATCTTCTTCTACTCTGTAAATATAATCTAATACTAAACTATGACCTGCACCATAAGTATTAACATAAATCATATTCTTATATCTTGTATAAGGAATAATATAATCGTTAACTGTTAATGTATTAATTTGTAAGACTCCAGGATCAGCAGGTAGCTGATAAGCAAATTCATATCTTCCTACTGGAGCTGTTGATAATAATGATAATGCTTTTTGATTAGTAGCAAACTTCCATCTATGTCTTGTTAAAGAAGCTTGTAAAATATCTTCATAAACATTTGAAGCAACTAAAGCTTCTGTAGATCCATCTGTAAAAGAAGATATAGGTTGAGCACCTATCATTACTAAAGCTCTTGCACATATATCTACTTTTGATGTCGCCATAATTTATTTAATTTTGTAATGAGGGCGAAATAAATCGCCCTCAAAATTTTAGTGTATTATGCTAAGACAGCAGTTGTAATTGCTGCTGCACCAGTAGCTGATGTTATTACTAACATGTCTACTGCAATTGTTCCACCTATACCAGATGTACAAATGATAATATCACCTTGTTTAACTTCATCTTTTGCAGCTAAGAAGTAATCAGAGTTATCGATAGTACCGATAGCATCTCCATCTATATAGAAGAATACTGAATTACCACCTGCTTCTGCAATCTTTTTGATTGGGTTGTCAGTTGCGTATGCCATATATTATGCTCCTATTATTCTGCACATTTTTGAACTCTAATACCATTGTCATCAACTAATGTACCACCTATGCTAAGCATAGAAGTAATTAAGTGAGAAACCTTTTCTGGTATGTAGTTCACTTCAGTTTTAACATCAGAACCTATTCCTAAGCCCAGTGATGATTTGTGGAAAGCCACAGTATGTCTATCAGTAGAACCAGAAGTTTCTAGTCCACTGTGTACAAACCATAAGAATCCTAACCATCTTTTTGCAGTCATTCCTCCAGCATATGGAAGCTCACCTTCGCCTACATATTCTACTCTAGAGAATTGATCTAATGCCAGTAGATCAGACCATTGTTTTGGTCCTACTACCCAGTATCTTTGGTTATCATCTGGAAGATCATTAGTATTGAAAAGTTCCATCATAGCTGTTGCTTTGCCAAGATTCATTCCAGTACCTGTTCCAGTTGAGTTGTTCGCAAGAGTCGTAGCTCCATTCATAATCCCAGTTAATACACTGTCAGTTTTTCTACCTAAAGCGTATGCTGCAGATTGTGCAACTATTTGTCTTTCGTCAATGTTTACCTTTAACTCGTCTAGCTTGTCAACGTAATCAGCTGCATAGTAATCAGTTAAAGTTGCTGACACATTGCTGTGTGAAAGATCCATTGCTACTACTTCAGCATGTCTTGCTTTAGTATTAGCTGCACCTTTTGCAACTTTCTGAAACTTAACAGTGTTACCGTTAACACCATTCACAGTTCTTACAAGATTCTTTAACTTAGAACCCATTCTTTGGTAAGCCATGTGAACTTCTGCTTCAAACTGAGTAATAAAGGCATTTGTTATTGATGTTGCCATTTTATTGTCCTTTGTTTGTTGTTAAGTTACGTTATTTCCGATTATCTTACAAATGCAGGTTTGTTATCTAATTAAAGGCAAACATTAAACATTTTTAAGGTCTTGATATAGAAATAGATTTGTTTAATTATTTAAACAACGCACAATTACATCCATACTTTAGGAATAGTAATTACTTCTCCAAATTCTAAATTACCTTTTTTATCGTAGGAATATGTACCAAACAATGTGATATATGTTTTGGTTTCTTTGTATATCCACATTTGACTAGATACAGCTTTAGCAGGTTCTTGTTCATCCATATCAGACTTACTAACCCAACCTGTATCACTAATTGCATCTAGCCAATGCAAATCTTTTTTAAGCTTTTTATACTTAAAGTTATTTTTTTGTTTCGTATGCTTTTTCATACAGCTCTGTTACACGTTTAATATAACTGTCATCTCTTTTACTTTGATCATAATATCTAGGATCATTCATCATAGATTTAAGATCTCCTAAGTCTGGAGTTACAGATACTTGTGTTGGTGTTGTAGGCATAGGACTATCTTTAGTCATCTTCATTATTTCTTCTATTGCTTTTACACCATCAGCTGTTGATGCTATACTTGAAAAAGTACTATAAGCTTCTGGTGATAAATTCTTTTTCGACCAAAGCTCAGCAGCTTCAACTCTTTCTTTAGATGAATCTCCTAACTTTTCCATTTCAACATTTACATCTGGTAAAGTTGCCATTGCATTTGTTACAAAAGCATTAACACCTTCATCAAATTGTTCTTGCGATAAGCCATTCTTTTTAGCTGTATCTTTCCACCATTGTACTATTTCCATATCATCTGATACAGATACATCTACATTTTCTGGAAGTTCTGGAACATTGACTTTATATTCTTCTGGTGTCTTACCTAGTCTTTCTTGTTCTAAATCTTGTCTAACTTGTTTAGAAAGATCTTCTGTTCTTGAGCCTAATTTTTTCTCAAGAGCATTATAACTTGAAGCTAAGTTTTCTAAGTTAACTTCTTTTCTATCAGCATCCCAAAATTTATCTTGTACAAATTCTGGTTTATCGCTTACAGTTTGCCCTTGTGCTTCTGTGGCGATTGGTGCTGTTGCATTATCATCTACCATCTTGTTCTCCTTTTTTTATTCTTGTTTGTATTACACCTGCTAGGAATCTCATTCCTTCTAAATGAAATAATCCATTGCTGTCTATATTTGGACCAGCAACTGCTTCAGTTGTAATTGATTTAATATATTCAAGAATTTTTTTTCCATCTTCACCCTTGAATACACCTGCAAAAGTTTTATTAAGATTACGTTCAACTTCGTTTTCTCTAACGTAACCATCAATAGATCTTGCAGGAATTGGTCTTTTTTCTTTAAGTCCATCCCAGCTCATTATTGTGGTATCTCTCCTTCTTTAGGTGCAGTTTGTAACTGACTAATCTGTTGTACTATTTGCTTTTGTTCTTCTTCATCACGAATAAGTTTTTCAGGCAAATTCATTTTCTCAGCTAGATACTTAGCAGTTTCATTTTGATTAACAATAACATTAATCATTTGTGGACCAAAAGTACCTGCAATAATTTCGTTAAATCTATTTACATCAGAAACATCTTGCATATGTTGAGCTTGAGCTAATGGTGATCTAGCTCCTATCTTAACTTCTCTACCATTAACTTTAGGTAATTCTATTCTACCTTGTTTAGATAATATTCTAATAATTCTTTTTAATAATGGATGTATAAATTCAGATTGTAGTCTTCCAAAAGAAGAACCTATCTGTCTTGATAGATCTGCCATTCTTTCAGAAACTTCTGTTGCTGTCATTGGAGTTCCTTCTGGTCTTCCAAGAGCTTCCATGTATAAAGCTTTTTTAATATTTTGCCTCATATCATTTAACACTAATTGAGCTACATCAAAATTAGATGCAGATTGAATTGCACTTAATCCTCTTGATCCTGGAGCTACTGGTATTAAAGATCCAGGTACTAATGCTATGTTGTCTGGATTAATTACACCATCATCTTCATAAGTATAAACTCCAGATACTGACATCTGTGCATTTTGTAATATTAACTCAACAGTTAAGTTACAAGTTTTAATAGCTCCCATTGCATTAAATATTGGTCCTCTACCATAAACTTCACCAGATGCTTTATTCCATCTAAATACTAAATAAGGATTAGATCCTTCACCTTCATATTCTTCTTCAAAGATAACTGCTTTAGGATTATCTAATACTACACAGTATTTATATTTTTCTACATTTTCTTCATAAATTTTATATACAGCTTCTATAATTGTTAATTCTTTTTTTTGTTGAAGCAAATCAAAATTTTCTGGCATTACAGCTTTAGGATATAAAACTTTAATGTGTTCTGGTTTTACTTTTCTAGTTCTATAAACTGTATCAATCTTTCCATCTGGTCCATTTAATAAACATACTTTAGGTAATGGTACAGCTGTAAATTTTACAGGATTAATAGCATCACCTTCTTCAACTAACATACATCCAGTACCAACAGCAAGATCCATAAATGATTCGTGTACTTCTTGATTAAAGTTTGAGTTTTGTAATACTTCAAAAACGTATTCTGTAATTTTATCTAACTGTAAATTAACTTGTGATTTTTGCTCATCTGGTATTTCAACACCTGCTTGGAAATCTGCCCATCTTGCAAATGTAGGTACGATACCAGATTGTAATCTTGATGCAAATTCTTGTACACCTACTACTGCAGTTTCATCAAAAATTTTATCAGTTCTTCTTTGTCCTGGCGATTCATCATAAAAAGATTCTCTATTAGGTAAACAATACTCATAAGCTTCTTCAAACTTTTCTCTCCAATGATCTTTAACAGATACAGCTTCTTTATATTTTTCTAAAATAGCATTTGCTTTATCTGATGTGTTTACTGATGGTGTAGTGTCTACTGTATAATCCATTACTTATCCTCTTTTTTAAAAAAATTTCTTGAATTGCTTATTTGTCTATTAATAATAGATTTTTGTTTAAATGTAGAATATTTTGCTTTCATTGGATTTTTTGTTTTAATAGTTTTTTTTTTCTTTTTATTTACTTTTTTAATAATTCCAGCTTTTAATGCCATTGGTATTATATTTTTAAACATTATTTTTTATTCCACTTGTTTTTAGTTTCTACTATAAAAAGTTGTATTTTCATAATTATTTTAGTTATATATTTCATCTTCTAAATCTTTTAGTTTTCGCTGCGATACTTCTTGGTTGTTTAACGAATTGTTTTCCTTTTTTGTTTCCACGTGCTTTAGCAGCGTTAGTTGCTGATTTTTCTTTAGCCGTAAGAGCCTTCCAAGCTTTCTTAGGTAAATATCTTCGTTTGCCTTCTGATTTTTTACCACTGCTTGTTTGCCATTTTTGTTTTCCCCATTTGCTGAGTTTGTTTGATGAAGACTTAGA